AAGTGGATCAGTAGGCATATGGCTTGTGTTTGGAAATGAATTAATCTTGCCATAACAACCAAAATAAGCTTCAGCCAAAGCATCGGTCAAATCCACGATTTCATCGTAGTAAGTGCCTAGAGCCATGTGCTTGGAGAAAGAGTCGGTAGACCAATGGAAAAAGTGAGCATTAGTTGCCGAATTAAGCATCGTAGATAAAAATGTTGCCATTTGTTCCATAAAATTCTCCTATTTTCTATATTATCGCCTATTTCTTAAATCAAAACAATGTGGGCATAAATATTTTTTGCGACCATTCACAGCCAAAACTGTCTTACAAAAAGACTTAATTAACTTGCAATTCTCACAGGTTTGTTTATTGGTCGGAAGCTGAACTCTCTGCATCTATCAATCCTATTAATGTTTGCGCACCTTGTACGTCATTGATGCGACAAACCGCACCGCCTTGCCAACCTTGCAAGAAAAACTCTTGATCCTCGGTGTATTTGGCTTTTTCGCTAGATTTAATTTCTACTAGCACAGTTAGACCGCCATAACCAATACAAAGGTCAGGACAGCCCTTGCCAACTCTGCTTAAATCTATAACATAAGCACCTGCATCTCGGAATACTTTTGTAATATCTTTATGATTTGCATCAGTTCTTCTAGCGTAAGTCATAATATTTTCATATACTTGCGTGGATAATTTCCCAATCAATATGAAGAAAGGGGGTGGGATATGTCAGTAAAATTAGTTCCTGATGAAGAGTTTATAGCATTATGGCGTGAATTAGGTAGTCCTAAAGCTGTTGCTGAAATGATAGGCATAGATGTTAGAAATGTATATTCCAGGCGAAATAACTTACTAAAACGTGGAATTGCTTTAGAAACAAGAACTAAAGGCAATACAGCAATCAGATACAACAAAGAAGAAGTCCTAGCCAAAGTTCAAAATAGACTAGAAGCAGTAAAACTCCATGCAAGACGAGGAGTGGCATTAGAAAAAGGCAGGGTGGTGGTTTTTTCTGATGCTCATTTCTACCCAAGCGATGAATCCACAGCTTACAGAGCTTTAGTTGAATACATCAAAGAATATAAGCCAGAAGTTATTGTGGCCAATGGTGACTTGTTTGATGGCACTTCTATTTCTAAGCATAGTCGCATTATGTGGGAAAACGCACCGAATGTTTTAGAAGAACTAGACGCAGTCAAACACCATTTGTCTGGCATAGAAAATGCTTCAAGATTTAAAGAGAATCTAATTTGGACTTTTGGAAACCATGACCAGCGTTTTGCATCATATTTGGCAGCAACTGCACCTCAATATGAGGGCGTATCAGGGTTTTCCCTTAAAGACCATTTTCCATTGTGGCGTTCTTGTTGGTCTTTTTGGGTTAATGATGATACTGTTATTAAGCACCGATGGAAGGGTGGGCGATACGCAGGCTCAAACAACACCACATTTGCAGGGACTAACATTGTTACTGGTCATACCCACCAATTAAAGGTCGAGCCGTTTACGGATTACAACGGAACCAGGTATGGTTGTCAAACTGGCTGTTTAGCTAATCCTAATGCGGATCAATTTCTTAATTACACAGAGGATAACCCTAAAGACTGGCGCAGTGGATTTGCTGTGCTAACATTTGAACGTGGGCAGCTTTTACCCCCTGAATTGGTGCAAGTTTGGGATGAAGAAAAAGGCGAAGTTGTCTTTAGAGGAAAAATATACGGTGTATGAAGCTCAACCCTATCATTCTTAAAGAAATCTACGAAATGCTGTTTATTTGCGAGCCATTCACTCGCTGGAAACTGCCTTTTGCAGACGAAGTTAAGTTTGAACTAGTGGCTGATGACACCATTATGGGTTCTTATCTTTATGACGATGGTGGGGATTATGCCCATACCATCTCTATTTCATCGTCTAGATGCGGTCATTTAGATACTGTTATCAGAACAATGGCTCATGAGATGATCCATGCATCAAGACACGATACTGTGACCGATGCCTGGTTAAAACATGACGCAACCTTTAGACGTAGGGCGCACACAATCGCTAAAGAGCTAGGATTTGACCCACTAGAACTCTAGTTCCGTACAAAACTGCATTTTTGTAAACTTTACGGAACTTTTTCCCTGTTTTTGTAAACTTTTTATTTTTACAGGAAAATTGCGGTGAATAACTTATTTAATCTACGCAAATTTTGCGTTAATTAAGCAGAAACCCTAATTATTCCACCTAAATACATAGCAACCGCTACAGCCTCTACAGTAAACAAAGCCCAGTCTTTGGCTACCAACCCCTCAACTGTCCATAAAAAACTGCCTATAAGCCCAAATAATAAGTTTAAAGGGTATATATTAAGGCTAGTTAGACCTATCCCGATTAAGCAAAGAGTTGTACCTGTCCATTTCATTGATTAGCTCTAATGTTTTTTCTAGCAATTCTTCTTCGGTAATCCCATATTTACGTTCAAAAGCTTTTCTTCCCATTCCATGTATTCCACCATTGCCTCGATGATGCTCTGGGCAGAGGGGGATGACAGGCGCATTAGATCGTTTTCCAGCCCTTCGTATGTGGTGCAGTTCTGGTGGGGTCTCTCCGTACCCAAGATAACAACACAGGGAACACCCAAGTCTAGCGACTTTGTCATAATGTTTTTTCTCGTCTTTAGTCATGCACTTGACGAGTAATATCCTCTAGCTTTTGAGCTAAATCGGTAATTTGCTCTGCAAAATCATAAGCCACTTCAAATTGCTTTTTAAGCATATTGTTGTGGTAGTCCTGTAAAGCACCTTTTAATTGAATAAATACGTCTGAATAATCCATCATCTTGTTAGCCTTTCCATTGCTCGTTCTGTTGCTTGTAATGTTCGCCAAGTTTCCCAACGCATCTTAGCGACCTCTAACTTCCATTTTAATGCTTCAGCTTTTTCCGTAGCCACAGCAATCGCTTTGCAATGGTTTTGGTATTCGTCTGATCTGTATGCTTCTTTTTCCTGTGCAGCAACACTAGTTTCAGTTGATTGTGCCATTTTAATGGCTTTTAAACTGTGTTTGTAGGTTTCAAGATAAGCTAATTCACCTTTTGCCTCGCTATACAAAGGTATTGTTTTTTCTAATTCTTCAAATAATTGCTCAAGTTTCATAATTTACCCCATTGATCTGCCATAGCATAAGCAATACCAGTAAAAGTTCTATTTCTCATTTTTTCTCGTTCTTTAGGATTTTGGCAACTTGTATGGTAGTACCACCAACTCATTCTTTTGCCACTTTTAGCAACCCAAATTTCACCTTCACCAACAATATTAGTAGGCTTAAGTAATGGCAATCCTCTTAACCATAAACAGGTACTTTTTGTTACTTCATGGCCATATTCCCAAGGCTGGATAATTTGATCGGGCTTTCTCCATTTGGAACTCATAATGCCAATAGGGTTTTCAATCGCATACTTAGGAATATTGCTATTAGCCAAAGCCATAAAAAAATCTATACCTTGTTGCTGGCGACCATCAGCTATTTTCTTAGCAAAATGTCTAGCTCCTGATACAGCCAAATGAGTGCAAGGTGGATGAGCAATCATTAAATCCCAACCATCATTTAAAATGTCTAAAACATTACCTTGAATGTGATTACCAGGTATTTCAGTAGGTTCTAAATCACAAGACCAAGCGTCATGACCTAAATTTCTAAAAGCTTCTCTAACAGTTCCACTAAATTCACAAGCTACTAAAACTTTCACTTTTTCTCCTTCCACATTTGTAACAAAGCAGCCTCTAATGCTTGACGGCTTGCTAATCCCCTTTTTTCCATCACTAAAACTAAATACTTTCTGCGTTCTTTTAAAGGCATATTGGCAATAAATCTAACCTCACAATCAAAACGCCATTCCTCAGAACTATTCATTAAAACGGTGCAGGTTCATAGTGAACGACTTTTTTCTCACGTTTAGCAAACTTGTAATACCAACCATCACGAATCTTGCACATTAATTCAGCTTCCACTTTGTATTGCACAATACGATATAACTCGTCATCCTCGTTAAATACTAAATACATTATTCAATACTCCTTTTAGCCATTACTTGCAATATCTTTTCTTTTAACTGCTGATGGTTTGCAACACCATAGCTATTTACACCTAATTCTTGAGCTTTTTGTTCTATGCCTTGATTAGACATCATCCAAGACTTATCTTGTGGTTTATTAGCGGAATCTTTGATCCATTCAGCTTTAAATCCTACCCACCCTCGTTCACAACAAATAGTCAAAACATCAAAAAGAGATATTTTTGCTTTTTCTGCCTCTCTTTTTAAACCTTTCAATGCCGTATCAGTAATAGGTTTTTTTTGAGCTTTTCTTATAGACAAATAATCATTCCATACTTCTACAGGAATATTTTCTGGACAATCTATTTTATTATTTAATTTGGTATTGGTCTTGGTATTGGTCTTGGTAGCATTGCTTTCGCTATGCGATGGCATTTCAATGGCAATACTTTCGCTATGCAAAGGCATTTTATTGACGTTTTTCCAACGCTTATTAGCACTTTGTCTTGCACTTTCTTGCTTTTTTTTCATTACTTCTATTTCAGCATCTGCTCTTTTATTTATAAAACCATGAGGAGTATGCTCAAAAAAAGTAACTAATATGTATTCAATTTGCTCTGCAAACTCAGGCATACCAATGTTTTTAGCCACAACATCGTATTCACCTGTTAATGGTTTTTCAGACAAATAATAAAGATCTAAAATTCTTCTATACGCTAAATCTTCTATGAGACTTAGACCTCTAGTGTGAGACGCATAGTCCCCAATGTGGAAATTGTAATAATTCATATTGTCCCTAGTCAAAGGTAGTCACTAAAAGGTGGAGATTGGCAGGTCGGTGACTAAGCGACTCTTCGGGGATGACCCTAGCCGTCTCCATAGATTAAAACATTTTAATTAGTTTTGCAACTCTGGCCATATATCGCCAAAATAATCAGGATATAAGTCTTTTCTACAGACAAAGCCTTTAGAGTTTACCTCTATGCGCCCAGCCATATAGACCAACTTATCCCTTGGTATTCCATTACGTTTCCATTGAGCTACGGCAGCCATGCTTACTTCACATAACCTACTAACTTCCGCAGTTCCCCCTGCTAACTCAATTAATTGAGCATCTGTTAAATTTGTCCTCATTAAGCTATCTTAAAAAAAGGATAACGACTAGACAAGGGTTTAAAAAAATATTTGCACTTTGTATTTAGTTAGGTTAATATACCTACATACCAAGTTCGGTATAGAAAGGGAAACGCAAATGACACAAAGCGAATTTCATGAGATGCAATTACAAGAGCAACGCTTAGAAGCTGCACTTGAAAAGGTTGAACATGGCGACTTTTTGACTGATGACGAAGTTAGCATCATTCATTGGGCTTGTGGCAAAAGCAGAAAACCTAGACAATCATTTATGCGTCAAGTCTTTGAGGATTGGACTGACGTGTATAAGTTAGGTTTGTAAGCTTAAAGTGTTGTAAAAACGCAACACTTGTTGCGTGGGGGTAATATTTTTTAAATGAAGGAGAAAATATGCAGAAATCAGAATCTATTGCTAAATTAGCAACGGCTTTGGCTGTTGTTCAAGGCAAACTTAAACACGCTAAGAAAGACTCAGCGAATCCATTTTTTAAATCTAACTATGCAGACTTAGAGTCTGTGTGGGAAGCTTGTCGAGCTTTATTGGCAGAAAATGGTTTAGCGGTTATGCAGTTCCCTGGTCAATATGAAGAAGGCACAATGAGTCTAACAACGATTCTTAGCCATTCATCAGGGGAATGGATTAGCCAAGAAATGTCATTACCTGTATCTAAACCTGATGCACAGGGGTCTGGGTCTGCGCTAACGTATATGCGTAGATATGCGCTTGCTGCTGTTGTCGGTGTATATCAAGCCGATGATGATGGTAACGCTGCTGTGCAAAGTAAAGTAGTTAGTAAAGTTATTGCCAAAGACATTTTATAGAGAGGAAAAAATGGCATATGTCCCAAAAGAAGGTAGCGGTTCACTTTTTAAAAACAACCGCAAGGTATCTGAAACTCACCCAGATTACACAGGATCAATTATGGTCAATGGTAAAGAGCATTTCTTGAGTGCTTGGGTTAAAGAGGGAAAGAATGGTAAATTTTTTAGCGTTTCGATTGGTAAAGTAAAAGAAATCAAAGCATTTAAAGAGGCAGGTTCAGATGACTTGCCAGACGATATGCCGTTCTAAGAAGCGTTTATGGGGAAAGGTAACGAGTACCCATCTTTTTTCAGGGGTGGAAAATGAACAAAATAAGCAAAAAAAGAGAAGAAGAACTACTGCAACTTGCAGAGGATGTGGCCGTTAAACCTATGACAAGGGATGAGATGGCAACTCACATAGGCTTGGAATACAGAAACTTTAGCAAATACATTACTTGGTTGTTAGCCAATAAATTAGTGTATATCTGCGATTGGCGCATACAAAAAAGCCGTTACATAGCTGTATATACAAAAGGCAATTTACCTCATGCACCTAAGAAAAAACTAGGCATGGCAGAGTGCAACAGACGACACAGAGAACGTGAAAGAGAAAGATTAGCGTTTGCTAGGGGTGAGTTTGTTGTTAGACCTGATCCAGCAGCAGCTTGGTTATTTAATCCTATTGAGGTGGCAGTATGAAACAAGAACCTGTTGCATGGATGGATAGAGAAACAGGAATGGTTAGCAGATTGCACCAATGGTCAAATGCTATCCCACTCTACACCGCCCCAAGAGAGTTAAGTGATGAGGAAATAATGCAAACACTTAACGGCATTGAATATAGTGCTGCTGAGGTTGAAACAAGTTTTGATTATGAAATCAGAATTGCTAGAGCAATACTAAAGAAAGCGAGTGAGAAATGAGTGCATATGATTTTGAAGATGCCATTTATAAAGTATGGCAAACAAGTGAAGATTTAGATGTGTTTTTTAAAATGGTTTTAGATGGCCCAATTGCTATGAGTGAAGATGAAATAGCCAATACTTTGCTTGGCTTAAAAATGATGCACGATATGCGTATGGAACAATTATTCACACAGTTTAAAAAGGTTTTTGAGCTTGATGAATATTGCACAGACCCTGAAAAATTAGCTTTAAGAGAAAAGATTTTAGGTGATTTAATTAAGCCTAAAAAGAAAGGTAAAAAATGACAAACCTTAAAGAACGATTATTTACTAGAACAGTTAAGACTTGGTTATGGGGTATTTTTGTCGGTCTTTTGTTTGGATCTTATTTTGGTAGGGCCGTAGAATCAGGTAGGGTTTATCAAGATTGTCGTATTATGGGGTCGGTTCGTGTGGGGGAAGCAGCATTTAAATGCGAACAGTTTTCAAAAGCAGTTCTATTAATGCCAGAAGAGGGTGGGAAAAATGTTAGTAAAACCAACAAGTGAGAGTGGCCATTGGTATGCCAAAGATGGTACGCCAGCATATCAAATAGAGGGTCGCACAGGGGTTCGTAATACAACGCTAAGAGATGCCAAAAAACATGGCTTAGTGCCATCTGTAACGACTATTCTTAGTCAAATAGCGAAGCCAGGCTTAGACCATTGGAAACAAACACAGGTCTTATTGGCAGCATTGACGTTGCCACGCAAAGAAGACGAGCCAGAGGAAGAATGGCTACAACGTGTGATGACTGATTCTAAGCAACAGACTAAGAAAGCTGCGGATCGTGGCACAGAGATTCATGGCACGATTGAGAGCTATTTTCAGGGTGGTGCAGCTAATTGGCCACCTTATGTCATGAAAGTTCATGAGGCTCTTGTAAACACGTTTGGAGACCTTGTAGCGTATCCAGAGAAGTCATTTGCTCACGATTTAGGATTTGGTGGTAAGGTAGACTTATCGGCAACTAATCTAGTTGTAGATTTTAAGACAAAAGAAAGCCCCTTAGAATCTGTCGTTCCATACCATGAGCATATTCTACAATTATCTGCGTATCGTGAGGGATTAAATATGCCCACAGCAAGATGTGCGATTGTCTTTGTGAATGGCAGTAGCAATGAAGTAAAATTGTGTGAGATTACTGAGCAAGATTTACAAGATGGATGGGAGTGCTTTAAACATTTATTGCGCTACTATCAAATCAAGAATAAACTCTAATTCATGGTCGGGAAAGGCTCTCCTTCACACCCCAATCCCTCACTAGCTAAGTACCGACCACCCTTATGTTGTATAAAAACAACACAATAACCACACAAAACACTTGGGATTTGACATTGTTGTTAAGATGCCTTAATGTTTAGTCATAGCGCAGGGGTGCGCTGATTGAAGGAGATTCAAAAATGATCTACGAATACGATTACGATGGCATCAAGCTAGAGCTACATTACGACACAGAGGATGGTGACAGTAGTGTTGGTTTATTTGGCACACAAGTGTTTTTAGATGGTATTTATCACAAAGGTGAAGACATTACTAATCTTATCGGTAAATCTACATACGAATTTTTGTTAGACGAACTAGTGGAGTATGCAAAATGATTGATATTTTAAAAGGTTTGTTTTTGGGTGCGTGTTTTATGTTGCCTGTGATGCTATGGGCTTTTAAAATCATTTAAGGGGGTTATATGCAAGTTAATGGAAAAACAGTAACGCAGTACGACTTAATCATTAAATGTCTTAAAAAGGGGTGGAAATCGCCTGCAAACGCATATTCTGAGGCTGGTACTATGAAGTTAGCCACCAGAGTTGGTGAATTGCGTAGAAAAGGCTACTTTATCCTAGATAAATGGCATCCATCTAAAGAATACAAACTTTATAAACTAGTAAAAGAGCCATCATGCCAGAAATGAACAAAGCATTTGAGGAATTTGCTAAGAAGTTTGGCAAAGAAACTAATGATGAAATGCGTATGTATTTTAAGGCTGGGTGGATAGCGGGATTAGACAAAGCATTAGAAACTATGAGAAATTTAGACTTTAAGGAGAGATTTGATGATTAAAAAGTTATATAAAAAGCTATTGAGAGACTACTACGCAGGCTTGGCCATGCAAGCAGATATTTCAAGAATGAAAGTAGAAGCAACTACAGCAGAAGAAGCGATTGATTCTACAAGCGACAAAATTGCAGAACGCAGCTTTGAAATGGCAGACGATATGATTAAAGAAAGAGATGGATTAGTTGTTCATGAAAAACAACCAAAAACTCAAGGATTTTCTTTAGAAATTTGTTCAGGAAAAAATAATGAATAATTATCAACCAAAAACTTTATTGCAAGGGAAACCTTATACGCCAGCAGTTCAAACCAATATTTTAGAAACTTTTAAACGATTGGGGTGGACACCGCCATCAGAGTTAAAGCATCATTAAAGCGTTTTCTTCAACATGGCTTATCCTGTTTTCCCAACCTTTACCAAAAACAGGGTAAGTCTTTAGTCCTTTATAAAAGGCTGACTTTTCGGCTGAAAAAGACTTGATAAGTTTTTCCACATCTGACTCATTAATGGCAGCCAAAGTTTTAGGGCCAATAACTCCATCAGGAACACATCCGATTGCTGATTGAAGCGTCTTAACTGATCTGCCTGGGCCTGCATTAACCGCAAAATCGAATACGACATAATCTAATCCTTTTGCCAAGTTGTCACACCCACAAGAATCCCAATATTTTTTCTTATACATTGGTGCTACATATTCAGCAGTCAAATTACGCATAACCTTTTCATCTACAGGATGACCTACCCATTCTTCCCATACTGCTTTAGTTACACCTAAATTAGTCATTCCACCTGGGTCACTAGGGTGATTAACAAATCCACCTTCTGATTTAAGCACTAAATCAAGCGATTTTTCAAAGTTATCTTTCATTTTCTTGAATTAATCATGATTCTAGTGCCGAACAAGAAACCAAACGCTATGTTGGCAGCTTGTAATCCAATCATTTGCACTTGTTCTGGAACTTGTATGTATAAAGTAGATAAACCTACAACAATCGTTGCCAAAGCACCTAAATAACGGCTAGATGCCCTTAAATCTATTACCCATTGACTAGGTGTGCCATAAGGGTTATCAAGCTCTGCAAGGGCTTTTAATCGGTCTATTTCGCTTTGGTCTAGCTTTAGTTGTTCTTCAATCGTAACAGGCTTAACCCCACCTGTAAATTTAACTATAAGCTGTTTAATGCCTTCTACGCCTACTGGAACTAATGCGCCAATAATGGTTTCAATCAGCATTATTTACCTGTCCAATGCGTAGTAACAAAAGAAACCAAGCCACCAATGCCTGATGCTATGACCATACCCATCCAAAAACCACCCTTGGATTTATTAGCCAATGCTAAAAGTTCTTCCATACCTGATTCAAGTTTGTCTACTTTTTTATCAAGTTCTTCTACTCGCTGCCATAATGCACCGTATTTAACTGGATCGATTTCCATGTTATGCCTTCTTTTTTACGGATGCCTTTTTAACAGCTACTTTTTTAACAGCAGTCTTTTTACGTGCAGGCTTTTGAACAGGAGTAACTTCAACTTTTGGCTGAAAACCAAATTTATCTAAAATCCATGTAAAAGTGAAATTCATTAAAAAGTACCCCCATCTAAAACTACGTTAGTAATTTGATTGTTACCCATATTTAAGTTGCCAGACATAGTTGTCTGACCATCAGCAGCTACAGAACCTGTTAAAGCATTAGCAATATCACTAAGAGTTGAATTTGCCCATGTAGAAGCGATTGTTGTACCTGTTACTACTGGATTTCCAGCAGGTAGCGAGTATGTTCCTGATCCATTACGTGACATTATTTATTCTCCTCAAATGGTGATTCTTTAACGCTTGTGTAACCACCAAGCAATGAATTTGTTAAAACTTTTGCTTTTGCTGAATTAGGTCTTGTATTTGAAATTTCTTTAAGCTTATTAATTCCATCAGGGTCTGTTAATAATCTTGCTAATAACTCAGCATTTTTACCCATGCGGAACTCATCATAAGCGTTAGCAATAATTGATGGTTTTACTCCGCTAGTAACTAATTTACCTGCTCCACCAGACTTAAATTCTTCAGCAATCATATTATTATATGATGTTGCAGAACCCATTGGCTGACGTTTACCTTGAGCTTCCATTGTTTCAAGCATTTTTTCAAACCCATTCCATGCTTGAATACCAGATGATTCAATAATTAAAGCTCTAAGATTTTCACGTTGTTGTTTGTTTCCAGCTATATTTGCAGCAAACTTAGCTCCACCAAATTGATTTTCTCCACCCTGAAGCTTTTGAGAAGTTTCATTAAAAAATCCTTCAAGGCTTTGACGAGTCCAATCTTGAACTGCTGTTGGGTCTTTTCTACGCAATAAATCAACTGTACGCTTAATATCTTCAGGTTTTGTAACTTGAGGATTAGAAGGCATAAGTATGTTTTGTTGTGATTTCATGGCTTTTTCGCCAGCACCTGTTTCAGCTAACTCACCAACTTGACCTTGTTTTAAAGGATTAATTTGAGTTCTATAAGCTGTTTGATATTTACCTGCGCCAACATCATAATCAGGTAATTGATCACGCAAAAAGTTATCTAATTTATTGGTAGATGCCACATTAATTCTTGCAGCATTTTTTTCAGCACCTGTTACAGCATTGCTTAACTTAGAATATTGGTCATCAAGATATTGTTTTGCTGCAATTAATGTTCTTGGGTCATTTTCAGCAAAATCTTTAACCCCATATTTACCTGTTGAACGAACCGCTTTAACTGCGTCATTAATTACAGGGTCAGTCATAACACCTGTTAAATCAGATTTAGCAATAGTTTGAGTTCCAGCTTTTGTGTAATATGGTTCAATATTTTTAGTTACACCTTGTTCTGCGCCTGAAATAACTTTTTCAGCAGCGGATGAAATCCTAGCAGTTGTATCTAAACTAGGTTTTTGAGAAACGCCACTTAATGTGCGTTCCATAAATTCTACGTTTGACTGTGGTCTTTGACGCAAAAAATCAGCCATTGTAGGAGCAGATTTTGGGGCATTTTCAACAAATCTTTGAGTAGCAATTAATGGATTTCCACCTGTTATTTGAGCCAAAGCTTCAGCAGCAGTTAATGGAGAACCTTGTTGATAAGAACGCTTTAACAATTCATCAGCTTGACGAATTTGATCTGGAGAAATACCTTGAAATCCTTTTGCAGCAATATCACCAGCAGTTTGACGAATAGCAGTAGGCGCACCAGCAACAGTCATAGCTCCACCAGTTGCTAAAAAATTAGCTATTGGACTATCAACACCAATACTTTGTAAAAGTTGCTGAGTAGAGCCACCTGCAGCACCTTGTAAAGCAGTTCTTCCAACATCTGAACCAACTTCTCTTAATGCTTGTGGCAAATCAGTTCTTAATAAATTACCTGCTTTATAAAGACTAGATGGTCTTATTCCACCGCTTGTAGCTAATTCTGTTGTAAATCCTGCAACTTTACCAATAGGACTAGTAAATTCACGTTCAGGAGTAATTATTCCTTTTTTAGCCAAATAAGTAGTAACTGGCGTAGATACTCTAGGAGTTGGCATACCGTCAGTTGTAAAATATTGGTATCCACGTTTTAAGTTTTCAGGAAACCCTGCAGCTAAATCTACAAATCCAGCAGCTCCTTTAATAGCACTTTGACCTAATTTAGCACCTAAACTAGCACTAGGCTCTGTTGCTAAAACGCTTTCTGTGCCACCTGCCGATATAGTTTCTTCTGCTTTGGCTTCTTCATAAGCTTTAGCAACTGTTTGAAACTCAGGAGTGCCTTTTTTGTCAGCGTTATTAACAATCCATTGTGCGTATTCTTCTGCGCTTGCCATTATGGTTTTCCTTGCAAAATTTGATCAGCTTTTGTTCGAGTAGCACTTTGACCACCAACAGGTCTAGGATTAAATATATCTGCATCAGCAGGAACTTGGAAATACGGAACAAGACCTTTAGCTTCAGGATTATTTTGCATTGTATTAATAATGTTTTGATGCTGATTATATGTAAATTTAGCTGATCGTTTAGCTGCTTCTGCTAATTGACGAATTTCAGCAGCAGTAAAGTTTAAATCACCTGACATTGCACGTTCAGCCAACTTACCTTCAGATTCTGTAATTGAACCTTCGCCACGCATTTGTTTACGACCTTGCAATGTAAGTTGAGCAAGACCTTGAACAGCTTGACGTGAATTAGCAATTTTATCAGCAGTAGTATTTCCACCAGCACCAATTGCATCAGCTATTTGAGCAGCTTGTAAACGAACATTTGCACCAGGGCCTGAAATTAAATTTTTGCTATCAACAGCTTGAATAATTCTGTTTGCAGCATCTGCTGTTTGAACTGCTCCAGCAGCTTGAATACGTGATTCTTTAGCAATATCTCCAACTTGAGCAGAAATATCTTTTGCCGTATTAACAGAAACACTTGGCGCACCTGCACGTTTAAGAGCTTGCTGATAGTCAAAGAATGAGCCTTTAAATCCACCTTCAACAGCTTTTTGATATTCTTTGTATTCTGTAGGTAATTTTTCTGCACCTTTAGCAACAGGTTCAAAACCACCAGCCAAAGTACCACGTTGCAATGTTTCGCCCTCACCAATTTTATGTGTTTTAAGCAAATCAGCCATTAACATATTACCCAACTCAGGGTTTGTTTGAGCTAGTGTAGCAACTCTTTGACCATAAGGAACAGCAGGTCTAGCAGGTTGATATTGCATTGTTGGGCCTTCTTTACCAGCACCATAAATAGTTTCTTCAGGTCTAGCTTCAGCAGAAGCCATAAACTCTTGCAATCCTTTAGCTTTTTGTTCACGTAAAGCTTGAGCTAAATTTGCTTGTTCTTTAGAAGCTTTTTCTTGTAAATTTTGACCAACATAAACATTAGCCAAATTAGCAAGATATTCTAATGGATTAGGTTTTACATATCGACCTGAAACCATTTGACCTTGTGGCGTTTGCATACCACGTTGCATTAACAAATTAGCTAATTGTTGTTTACGTTGAAGCTCTGTTAATGCTTGTTGTTGTTCAGGGTCAATAAAAGGAGATTGAGCCAATAAGTTTTGTGGTAATTGATCTGCCATATTAACCTCTTAATAAATTCGCTAGTTGTCCAAGATATTTAGCAGTTTGTTTATCTTGTTTTGTTGCAACTTCTTCTTTAGGAAAAAAGAATGGGTTTTGCATCTTATACATTTCACCAACGCCATAGCTAGGATTTAAGCCTCTAGATATTTGCTGACCTGCGCCTGTTAAAGTGTTGTAGGCTTTATACATATCGCCTGCGCTTAATGCACTAGGTGCAGTTACACCACTAATTCCTGCTGTACCTGCTGGCAAAGATTCCATACCACCTAAATAACCTAAACCACTTGCAGCATTTGAACCCATTACGCCAGGTGTTGCAGCACTAATTCCTGTGCCTGCCACTTCAGTTCCTAATCCAAAACCTGTACCTGAACCAATAGCACCTGTTGATGCGTCACCTAAAGCCATTGAACCTAAATAGTCAGTTCCTGCAGCTTGAGCAGTTGTAGCAGCATTTAAACCTGCAGTTGCAGCTTCAGCCGTAGTTGCACCTTCAGCCAAAGCAGCAGATTCAGCAGCGTTACCAATAGCAGCGATTTCAGGAGCAAAATATAACCCTGTGCCTGCAGCAATCGTAGCCCAACCACCTGGAACTACATCTCTAACTGTGTCATCAATCTTTGACAATACATCACCAATGGATGTGTTTCCTACAGAAATACCGCCATAATCGCTACCAATACCAATAGGGCCAATTCTAAAACCCCAATATTCTTCTAAACCTGTAGATGGATTAACTGTGCCTGCTCCACCCATAGCTTTAAGCATGGCTTTTTCTTGTGGGTTTACATGAACCAAGTCAGTATCGCCAAAGCGACCTTGGTCACGCAAATAATCGATGGTTTTTTGTAGTTTATCCATGTTATGCAAATGGGTTAAGTTTTGATAAACCACTAGAAATCGTATCGTAGGCTTGGCTTACACCTGTTGGATTCAACAATGCAGCAGAACCTAAACCAAACAAACCACTTGTCAATCCTGCATTAGACGCAGCTTGAGCATTTTGTAGACCTAAGTTGTAGTTTTGTTGCGCTGTATAAGCACCTAAATAATCAGGGCCAGCAGTTGTAGCTTGTTGAGATGGGCTTACATAGCTTGGTTGTGCGCCTGTGCGCAGTTGATTCAATGTAGCCATTGGCAACTGATAGCTTGTCAAACCTTGATTAAATGCGTTTTGATTAGCAGCTAAACCTGTTTGGAAACCACCAACTACTGCGCTAGTTAATTGGTCGTTTTGAGCTTGAGCTAATTGTGTTTTTGCACGATTGTAAGCCTCAGAACCAGGCATAATACCTTGGTTAGCCAAATCAACTTCTAATGATTTACGTTGGCGTTCTTGAGTTGGCTCTAATCTGCGCATAATTGCAGCTTCGTATGTTTCGCCTGGATTGATGCCTACTGATGGCAACTGAGGATTAAATGCCTGACCATATTGATTAGACACTTGACCTAAAATGCCTTGATAAGCACCTTGCAATCCTTGTGGTAATGTCTGTGTGGCAGTCCAAATAGGATTACCTTGAGCATCTGTTCCTGATTGTGTATATTGCACATTACCAAAAGGTGTTACTTGATTAACACGATTAGCAGCTACAGCTTGCTGTGCATTTTGCATATTTGAAGCAGCACTAGCTTGAGCAGCTTGCGTATACATATCATTAACTTTATTCAAGTATGACTCTAGGTCAAACTGAGCAGTTGCGTTAGGCTGAGTAGCAGCAGTAGATGAATAAGAAATATTGCCAGATGGGTCAAACGTCATACCCTCTGATGAGCCACTAATTTGACGAGCAATTTCACCTAAATCTGTGCCTTGATTGGCTAGGTTTTGATAGAACTGTAAACCACTTGGGTCAGGCGCACGACCTAGTTCTTTTTGATAAATTGCTGCAATTTGATCTGCTGTTGCCATAATATTTCCTTAGTATTTAAAAATATCGCAAACCAAGGAATCGGCTGTTACCCGTAATATACCTTAATTTGCAATGATTTTAAAGTATTAAATTACTCCACCTGTTTCCATTACAAAGTCCGTAGAAGCCCATCTAACTGTGATACCTTGTGAAGCTGCGGTTAATTGTAAGCTTGCACAATATCCAATGCCTGTCACGCCTTGCCAGTTTTTGTTAATAACTGTTGCACCACCCCAAATAGCATTATCCCAAGTTGAGCTATCCCAAACACCATTACCATTTCCTGATGGATTAAACGAAATAGTACCTGTAGCGTTACCTTCTTCAAAATCTAGGTTTACACCACATAAAATGCTTGGGAAACCGCCAATAGTGGTAATAATAGGTCTTACCAAAGTAAAGCGTTTTTGCGTTCCTCTAGTGTCAAAATAGTTATAAGCCTGTTGAACTGTGGCATTGATGTTATTGCCATTATCAGAGTCAGAACTCCAAAATTGACCTACATAGCCAGAACCACCAAAATACATATCATCATTGTGAATTTCCCAACAATCTGCATTAATATTGGTAAATCTAGCCCATGATTTAGTAATGGTGTGCATAACATACTGTTCTGAGCCTTCAGTTACAGGAATGTTAAGAATAAGCATATTTTGCTTGGCGAAATAATTGATTTGCCAGCCAAAATTAGTGGAATAAAAGTCAGCAGCTTGAGAAACTGCATAATAAATCTTATCAGTTAGAGCTACTCTAGGGTCTAATCGGCTTGATTGTAGGGCAGAAGCCAATGGCAATAAACCATCTTGCGTTAATAGCAATAAATCGCCTGACCATTTAAAAAAACAACGTCTATTAAATGTTTGACCTACTTGCCATACGCCTTTTAATAACCATTTTGTAGCATCATTAGGGTCTGTACCGTTATAAACGATAATTTCACCCATATTAGTTACAAATACTGCGTAATCGTCTACACCTTCACCTGCGTCAATAGTCCAAGTACCCATTGCTTGCAAATAACCACCCATACGAGCAATAGAAGCAAAATCTAATGGGTTTGCATCACCGCCAATAGACTCAGGATCTAAATACCACACTTTCATAGTGTCTTTTTCGGTAAACCACAAGCGGTTTTTGAACAAATTGACGTTAATAAACGTGTTTGAGTTCACGCCTGTAATTCCAACAACGGTATAACTACCCATTGTTGTAGCATCTCCAGCAGGTGCAGATGCCATTGTGTAGGTAAATGTTGTAGTTCCTGTAACCGTAATGACATAAGTGCCATTAAATTGCGTAGGATCAGCACCACTAATTGTTACTCGATTGCCTGTAATCAAGCCATGAGCAGAAGCAGTTGTAAGAGTAGCGGTTAAATTACCTGTGCCACCTCTAGTAATCGTAGAAATAGTCTGAGCAGTAGCTGTTGTGGCAATTTTGAACCAATGTGTACCATCATAAACCATTGTAGGGTCAGCACCGTTACACGCTACTAAAAAGCTACCGCCTGGTGTTGAAATATTAACGTGCTGAAATTTGCTATTAGTTAAACCTGTAAATACGCTTGTTGCTGCGCCTGTGGCTGTAGAGTTATATATAACGCCATTAGCTACAGAAAACAATTTTTGCCCTGTTGGAGAAGCATAGTTCATTAAAGATTCAACTGTGCCTGTAATTCCTGTGGAATGTTGGCTATACCCTCTACGCAATAAAATGTCGGATGGCGTTGGATACCAATTCACCATCTGAACTGCATCAGTAGGCTGCATAGCTGCCAAAGAATCTCTAGCGTTCCAACCGCCAATAGGTGCTGGAACTGAAGCGGTAACAGCTTTTCTTTGTTGTGGGACTAATGCCATAAATTAAGTTCCGTAGCCAGAATCAGGGATATTTACCCATCCAATCAACAATTCTGTTGGGTATGGAGCAAATGATAAGTTTCCTGCGCCTTTATCGTCAGCTTTAGCAATGCTCAAATAACGGTTGTAATCTTGTAGCAATGCAGTTGTATCAAAGTTTTTAATTTGGAAGAATTTGAGCTTGGTAGCCAAAACCATAATACGGTCTGGATAAATACAAGTATCGTTGTCTGCCGTAAAACTATTTTGAATAACTCCAGCAGGACTTCTTGCCCATCCCTTAGAACGGTATTCAAAACCTAAATATTCTTGCGTACTCATCGGTGGCCATGTTTGGAACTGATTGTCCAAAATACGCCAACGAATACGTGGGCCTGTAGAGATATAACCAGACTTTAACCATTGCCATTGTTGAGCATCATCAGGCCCTAGCATCATCCAATGTTTCGATTTGTCCCATTGAGTACGGTCTGTGATAGTGAAATAATCTGGTGGTAAATCATACTTTGTTTTGCAAAATAATACTTGACCACTAGAGCTTTGTGTTTGAGACGCAGGCTGATCCATAGTCACAGTTCCTGCGTTTTGGTCTATTGAAACCACATAACAATCTTGAGGGAAAACACCTACAGGTGTCATAAACGTAGAATCAATAGGGTTGCCATCTTGGTCTAAAAAGTTGGCTACGTTAGTAATAACAGGGCTACCAGCTACGGTAGCACCTGTTGTATCTACGTATTGAGTATAAAAACGATGTTCTACCTGCAGAGCCTGCCATTCATAATCATAAGTTAGCTCGTAACCAGCAGCGTTCATTAAAGACGCTAATTGGACTACTTCTTGGTTAGTATTGCCAGCCACATAAGTTGGCGAAGCAAGTCCTAATTCATTGCTAACTTGTTGAATTAATTGAAGATAGGTTGCAGACATAATTATTCCTCTACTTGTGCCTTTGGTTTACGACCAGTTTTCTTAGTCCCAACTGCAGCAAGTATCGCTGTCATCTGCTCTTGCATTGTAGCCAGCTTCGCCTCAGTTTCTGCCTTGATTTTAGCATTTTCTTCAGCTTTTTGTGCAAGTTCTTGTTTCAAAATGTCAATTTCCTCTTGACGCTTGCTATCATCAGCCACATCTTTTGCTTTATTTAAGAAAGCTTTAGCTTTATCTCTAAAATTGTGTGGTGACATACCAGCCATCATGCCTAATTTCATGATTTGAGCATCTGACGCTTCTGCAACATTCTCAACGGTATAAAACTTCATAGCTCTTAGCTCTTCAGCTTGAGCAGTAGTTAATAAAGGCCATTCCACCAATGGCGTTCCAATAATCACTTGGTCTGAACCAACTTTGTTTTGGAAATGCGCCCATTGCATAGGAAATTCATTTTTATCAGATTCATACATTGGTCGGTCAATAATGCTTAATTGATCGCCTGGAACCATTTTTTTAATAAAAACCGTATTTTCAAAAATAGGTCTACCTTCGTCTAAGGTACGTTGTTCATTTTGAGTTGATTTCTTGTAAAAAAACACTACAAGCATACCGTTTGCGTTTTGAATATCACTTTCGATTCTCATTTAATTCTCCAAGTAGTTGGTTATTAAATTAATAAAAAAGGGACTACCCTTGTGAGATAGTCCCATGCTTTACAAAGCCATCTGTGGATTAAACAGAAGCCTTGCTTACCCAAGCATAATCACCAGCAACCAAGTTTGCTGATCCTACTGTGTAAGAACCAGCAGAATTTGGGCTGATAACAAATGCTGAGTTAAGAGTTACGGTTGAGCCAGCAGTAATAGCTGCTGTATATGCTTCACCGAAAACATACAAACGACCATCAGATGCAAAAGTTTCCAAACCCAATGGGCCTGTTGTAACTTCAACTGCAGTAGCTGGAAAAGTTTGTGTTAAGTTGATACCTGCGATAGGTAGAGTTGAATATGCTGCCATGATTTATCCTTTCCTAATTAAGCAATCAATACGCCTTGCAAGAACTGGTTTGAACAAGTCAAGTTACCAGCCCAGCCATAAAGCTTAACAATAGCGTCTTGGTTAATAGATTGACGTTCGCCACCAATAGGTACGAAGTTACGATCTTTGTGTGGACGGAAGAAGATGTAGTTAGTGTTCAAGAACCACATATGGTTTGCAGTTGCCTGTGAACCATAACCACCACCCAATACTACGTCAGCAGATGTACCACCACCGTAGAACTTCAATGAAGCGAAACCTGCAGCAGCAGACTCTTCAGAAGTAATACGTTGGATAGCTTGCAATGAAGCTACGTAAGATGCGTAGTAGTTGTTATCAGCAACGATCAAGTCAGCTTTGTCTGTACCACGAACTAATTGAATAGCCAATGTAGTCATAGCTGTTTGAATAGCTGTTGAACTTAGGTTTACTTTCTTAGGTTGCCAGAACGTCCACGCACTGCGATCAATTCCGCCGTAAACACCAGTTGTAGGAGCATCAGGAACGGCAGCAGCCAAACCAGTGATGTTCTTACCACCGTTGCCTGTACCGTCAAGATACAAGTCACCAGAGATACGGTTTAACAAACGAGCTTCAGAAACTTGCATACGACCATCTAACAAGTCGATGATTGCTTCTTTGCCTGAGTTTTGTAACATTTCTAAACCAGAAATAGTTACAGAGTCAGCGTATTGCTTAATCGCATACTGAGCAGCAGAAATTGGGCTGTCAGGAGTGATGTTCAATACTTCGTAACCGCTATATGAATTAGCGTTGTTAGTATTTGGGTCGTTATACATGATTTCTTCCAAAATCACATTACCGCCTGAAAATGGGCGTACGTTACCCTTTGCGTTTAGACGCTGTAATAGCGCATTGTTTTGTGTTAAGTTGTCTGCCAACTCACCGCTACGAGATTGGATTGTGGTAGCGATGATGTCGGTAATTGCTGCGTTAGCAAATGCCATGATTCATCCTTTCAATATAAATTAGTATCTGTCGTTAAAATCAGAAAAATTCTGAGCTAATAACGACTTCCTGTCTTTTTTATCTGAAGCATCTACCAAACCGCTAGGTGTAACGGATCTTGGGCTGACTGCTTTAGCCTTAGCTTTAGCTACTTGCTGTTGCTTTTTGGCATCGTTTTGAGCTTTTTGCAGAAGGCGATTCTGCTCTTTTGCCCATACTTCGTCATTAAGCCTTACAGCTTTGGCATAAGCCGTTGTGAGGTCTGTAGCTAAACCTTGCTCAAGGAGTTGAGCCATAGTTTCTCTAACCTCGTCAAAATGCGGATAATGTTCTGCATCTTGTCTATGCTTTTCAATTTCATCTACAAGACGAGAATTTTCTTCCTGCTCATAACGACTCTTAATAGTTCCAACTTCTTGGTTTATAGCCTGAAGTTGTTGCATTAATTGTTGTGTATAAGCATCTTGTGGCTGAAACTGACCAGCTTGATTTAATTGTATTCCATAATCTTGTGCAAGTCTATGAAACATCTCTATTTTTTGCTCTGGTGTTCCTGTTGCCAAACGATAGTGAGCAGCAGCCAAATTGTTTACAAATTGTGCAGGTGCAATATTGTTCTTTTGCAACTCACCCATGTATGGCTCTAAAACTTTTACTAGCTCATTAGCACGTTGAGCTTCTGCTCTATAAGTAGAAACACCTTTTTTGTATTCTGATTCACGCTGATTAGAATATTCAGCTAATTTGAGAGCTTCTTCAGGGCTTAATTGCTCACCTGATGTAAGCTTGTCCCAAATTGGGAGATACTCTTTCTTCCACGTAGTAGGTCTTGAAAGGGCTGGCTTTTGAGCCTCTCGTTCTGACTCAGTTTCCAATTCAGTATCGTCATCTGAAGCCTGCATTGTTTCTTCACTTGCAACAGTCTCTTCCTTGTCTTTTGAGACAAAACGCCCTTTTTCGTCACGTTCTGGCGTATTCTGAGAATCGTCTTGAGCCTGTATTTCAGGTTCATTTGTCTCAATTTCTTTTTCAACAATGGGTTCAAGCTCGCCATTTTCTGAGGCCTCTATTGCGTTAAGTAATGCTTCTCTACGATCTGCTGACATAATATCTCCAAGTAATCGGGTTTAATATCTAAGTTTTGCATACACCTGTTCAGCGATTTGGCGTTTGCGGTCTTCGGGTTTTGGTACATCTAATTTTTTGTGTTGTTGAGGAACGTCATTACCTAACTCAACCATTCCATGACGTTTTAAGTGATCTCTATGCTTAGAACGGCTTTCAATCCATGTTCCGTCTACTTGGGATACATAACCACCAATATCAGAACTCACCATATGAGTAGCTCTAACTGGCTGTTTTTGCTTTTCTTCCCATGATTTTTCGGCTTCTTCCCTGCCGATTGTAGGTGTCCACCATTCAACAAAATACTCTTTGTCGGTCATTTGTTTGGTGTCGTAATGCTCATGCTCTGCTTTGCATACAGGGCAACATTGCTTAATTTTTACTAGTGCCATAATCCTCAAGTTATCAAGGTTACATCAACAATGCTAGAATCGCCTCTTCTTCGTCTTGCTCTCTAGCCCTTCTGATAGCTAACTCGGTCATAATCCGAGCTTGCTCACTTCTTAATTGAACTGTGCGATACAACTCTTTACGCTGTTCTTCGATGCGTTTAACGGCAGCAGAAGCTTTAATTACTTGCTCAAGAGCTTGTTCTTTAGAAGTCTTAACAGATTCTAAATCAGATTGTTGCGTTTTTGCAACAGGTGGCTCTATCGTATCTCTAATTTGTTGCTTACGAGCTTCTTTCTGTGCTTTTTGAGCTTCAAATAGTTTTAAGCGAGCTTTTGCTGCTTTTTTGTCTAATTCTTTAGCTCTGCGGATTTCTTCAGGAGTAAAGCCATCATGGGTATCAGGAACATTAGCACTTGTTACGCTACCGTTAATCAAACAAGTATCAAGCGCATCAGTTGCTGAAATAGTGCCATATACCTCAACTGCTTCAGATACAGTACCTGAAAGGCTTGCAGTATCCAAAGCATCTGTGGCATAAATAACTCCAGTTATCGCATTTATTTGAAATGCGTCTAGCTGAAAGGCGTTATTTTGAAACGCTGTTGTCATTAAGCAAACTTAGTAATTGAAGCTAAAACTTTAAAAGTGGCATCTGCTGTCTTAATAATTGCATACGTATAAACGTCTAAACTAGAAGCATCACCTGAAGATGGAGCAGTACCGCCTTGCCAAACAGGTGTTACAGATGTGCCATCAACCGTTACAGCAGAATTGTAATAAGCAGTTGATCCTTGAGTTACCAAAAATGTGCAAGTAATTGCTTGACCTGTAGAAAGCATAGCATTTAATGTTGTTCCGCTATTGCCTCTAAAATTAACTGTCCAATTACCGCTTGCATCAGTCGTGTAATAAAGAACAGACTGAGACATTAGGTCATAGTTAATCGTGCCTGTGGCAGCTACCGCACCAACTGTGGCATTTTCAATAATAAATTGAGGAGTTCCTTGAAACAATAAAACAGGCGTACTTGATGCGTTACCAACCCACATCTTTTTGTCAGCAATATTAACTGCTAATTGACCTTGAGCTAGTGAGCTAGGCACTACGGCTGAAGTTACGCTATTTGTTGTTTTTACGATTACTGCCATAATTAAACTCCTGGTTCAACCCAATTAGGATTGTGTGGAAATTCGTAAGCTAAACGCGCATCAGCTACCGTAGAAGGAAAATCTCTTAATGCTTGACGATAATTAGCCCAAGCAGCTTTATCTACTGGAGAATCGCTTAATTGAGTCCAATCACATTGAGATAATAAAGCATTTCTATTTGATCTTAATTGAGCCATTGCTGAATCTTTGCTAGATTGAACTTCTTCTTCTGTCATGGCTGCAACTTCAACCATTGTTACAAATTCACCATCAATATAAGGTGCGCAAGAAATTAGCTTTTCAGTTAATGAATTATGGCTTTTAAAAAGATTTACTTTTTTGTATCCATTAATTTTAAGAAGCTCATCTGATGGAACTCCATTAAATTTTTGTCTGTAATCAATAACTTCGGTTACTGCATTGTTTTCAATTTTTGCTATTAACATAATTTATCCTTAATAAGTAGGTAAAGCTGCATCTGGAACTGTAAAGTTTGAAGTATAACGAGCATAGCCTTTAGTGATGCGAAGGTCATCAATATAACCATTAAAATCAGATCCAGTATAATTAGGAAGATAGCCTAAAGTACCGATTGCAGGTCTTTGTGTTCCACATACATAGTTGCTAGTATCTGTCCATGTAGAACATGATTGAGTTACATT